AGTAAAGGCAACTCTATGGCAAAAGTAAAAGTATTACAAGATATGTTTAGAGAATATTACGAACAGATTTTAAGAGCAGAAATAGACGCAAGAAAAACTGAATCAGGTAAACAAAAATATAAAGACGCTTTGAAAACAAATCTACAATTTATAGATAGAAATAAAAGTGCTTTATATTTTGCGATTGCTTCACACGTAAGTTTAGGTAATGCAAAGAATTTTTTAATACAAAAATTATCACAGATACAAAGTATAGGACATTTTATTAGAACACCTAACGGATATAGAGTAACTAATCCAGAAGGATTTGTTGCAGTTGATAGAAAAGCAGGTGCAGTTAAACTTGTAGATAGATTAGAATTTAGTAGAGCAAACTTTACAATAGCAAAGGATTGGGTTAAAGGATAATGAAAAAAACTTTAGACGAAATCAGACAATACATAAACGAGGGTGTTTATGATCCTGGTATATTTAAAGCATTTTTTCTTGCAGGTGGTCCTGGTTCAGGTAAAACTTTTGTAACACAATCAGCATTTGCTGGCACAGGATTAAAAGTAGTTAATTCAGACGCTGCATTTGAAAGAGGATTAAAACAAGCAAACTTATCTCTTAAAATGCCAGACGAAGAAGAATACTTTAGAAATCTTATTAGAGATCGAGCAAAAGCGACAACAAACACAGCATTAGATACTTACATTAAGGGTAGATTAGGATTAGTTATAGACGCAACAGGCAGAGATTTACAATTAGTACAAAGTCAAGTTGCATTGTTAAGACATATTGGATATGATTGTTATATGGTATTTGTTAATACAAGTTTAGAAGTTGCGTTACAAAGAAACGCAACACGAGGACGATCTATACCAGAATATATTGTACAAAGAAGTTGGGAAGGTGTACAGGCAAACATAGGATCGTTTCAAAGATTGTTTAGTCCTAATAAAATGTTAGTTGTAGATAATAATAGAAGTGAACAAGAACTAGTTACACAAACTTTAAATACTGCTTCACGTTTTATTAGAAGTAGATTAAGAACTAAACCAGAAAACGGAATTGCAATGAGTTGGATTAAAAAAGAATTGGAGTTAAAAAGAAGATGAGATTTAAAGACTTCATAAAAGAATCTATCATTGATATACCAAGAAGAACTTATGCACCTGGTGTGTTTGATAATGCAGACACAAAAGAACCAAAGATTAAAAGTGAAATCATTGGTATGATAATGAAACAGTTTACAGAATTTAAAAAAGAATATCCTATATTAGATTATTCTTTAATAGGTTCTATCTTAACAAAAAGATATAGAGATGACGCAGATTTAGATATTAATGTATTGTTTGATGTACCAAAAGAAAAACAAGAAGAAGAAAGAATAAGACTTTCTAAAAAGTTTTTATCTTCTAAAAATCCTGACAATGTACAAGGTAAATTAATACCAGGTACAAAACATCCTATTAATTATTATATCATTACAGATAAGAAAACTTATGACGATCAAAATAAAAAAGCAGATGCTGTGTTTGATATAGGTAAAAATAAGTTTATAAAACGTCCTGAAGAATTTACTTTTGATATTGATATGTACATAAATGATTTTAATAAAAAAGTACAAGAGATAGATGTTGTTAAAGGTGAATTAAAAAGAGATATTATAGATTATGATGAACTAAAAGATTTGTCTCCTAATGATATTTTAGATTTACAAGATAAAATCAATAGTAAGTTAGAAGAAATAGAAGATGACTTACAACAAATTATTAAGATTGGCGATAATGTAGATGTTGAAAGAAGAGCTGCATTTGATAAAGATATGTCGCCAGACGAAATCAGATTATATGGTATTAAAAATAGATTACCTAAAAATGTTATCTATAAGATGTTAGAAAAATATCATTACTTAAAATTCTACAAAAAGTGTAAACAAATTTTAGATGACGGTAAAGTAACAGACGCAGAAATAGATAGTTTGAAAAAAGAAGAAACTATTTTAGAAGCAAAGAGTGTTGCATTTACTTTTGGTAGATTTAATCCACCTACTACAGGACACGAAAAATTAATTAGTAAAGTAAAATCTGTACCTACAAATGATTATAAAATATATTTAAGTAGAAGTGAAGACCCTAAAAAGAATCCATTATCTGCTAGACAAAAATTAGATTATATGAAAAAGATGTTTCCACAACACGCTAGAAACATAGAGATTAATACTTCTAATATGGTATTAGATATTGCTACTAATTTATATAAAAAAGGTTATACTGAAATTACAATGGTAGTTGGTTCTGATAGAGTTAGAGAATTTGAAACAATACTAAAAAAATATAATGATATAAAATCCAGACACGGATATTATAACTTTGATAAGATCAATGTTGTTTCTGCTGGTGAAAGAGATCCAGATGCTGAAGGTGTATCAGGTATGTCAGCAAGTAAGATGAGGGACGCTGCTCAAAAAGGAGATGTTAAATCTTTTAGTCAAGGATTGCCTAGAGGATTTAGAGATGTAGAAAAACTATTTAAAGATGTAAGACGTGGTATGAACTTGGCAGCAAATTATACTTACGTAGGTGACCATAGACCTATTGCAAGTTTACAAGAATTTGAACAACAACAAATAAGAGATTTGTATGTTAGAGAAATGATCTTTAACATAGGTGACAAAGTTAATTACATTAGAGAAAATATAGACGGCAAAGTTGTTAGACGAGGAACTAACTACATTGTTGTAGAAGATAACAATAATAATTTACATAAGGCGTGGATTTGGGATTGTTTACCAGATCCTGCAGATAGAGAGGCTCAAGTGCGAGAATACAATTTAGATATTGATTATGGATTTGAAGCTGTTTCTGAAAAGAAAGAATACGGACATACGGATAGATTACCACAAGATAAAGACATATCTAAAGAAAAAGGTAGTCAACCTAAAAAATATTTCAAACAGTTATCAAAAGATACAAAATCAGCAAGGGCAAAACATTTTAGTAAAACAGATACAACTAAAAATGATAATGACCCAGCACCTGGTGATAAAGACGCAAAAACAAAACCAAGTGTACATACACAAAAATACAAAAAGATGTTTGGTGAATTAAAGAAAGAATTATCAGACGCTTGTTGGACAGGATATAAGCAGGTAGGAATGAAAAATAAAGGCGGAAAACAAGTGCCTAATTGTGTACCAGAAGAAACTATAGAAGAAAAGAAAGTTAAAATTTCTAAAGACGGTAAAGAAAGATTAATTTGGGATGCTGAATTAAGAACTTATTTACAAATGGGATGGAAAGTAGTTAAAGAATCCTATGATATTGGACACGATTACGCTCAACACACGTTAAAAACAACACCAGGACAAGACGGTTATGACCCTAATTATCAAGGCGGTTCGTACAAACCATCAGTTGATGGTACATCTGGTGAACAAGTTGTAACAAGACCAATGACAACAGATATTTCTGTAAAAGATATAAATGATTGGGCAGCTTCAAGTGAAACAATAGATAAATATAGAGAAAGATACAAAGAAGAATGGAAGGCAAAATTATCTGAAGTTGTATCTAAAATGATAAGGAATTTATAATGTTAAGTTTTGCAGATTACAAAGATAAGATTTCTAAATCGGTACATTATCATATTGAGAATAATATACCGTTTGCTGAAAATATCTATAGACTTCATAGTGAAGAATTTTATAGATTGTTTAGAGAGGCAAGAGAGTTATATAACGAAGGTTTACTAACTGAAATATCTAGTTGGGATAAACAGTTGTTAGAAACTGACATAGGTGAATTTGCATATTGCGAGGAAGAAAAAAGAAAAGTTCCTTTAGATGTGCCAATATCTGTCGAAGAAAAAGACGTAGAACTAAACAAACCTAAAAAAGGTGGACCTAAAAAGTTTTATGTATTTGTCAAAGACGGTGATAAGATTAAAAAAGTAACGTGGGGTGATACCACAGGATTAAAAGTTAAACTTAATGATCCTGAAGCAAGAAAGAGTTTTGCTGCTAGACATCAATGTGATCAGCAGAAAGACAGAACCAAACCTGCTTATTGGGCGTGTAACTTACCTCGTTATGCAAAAACGCTAGGACTTTCTGGCGGTGGAAATTTTTATTGGTAATGAAAGAATTGTTAGATTATTATAAACCATTTGAAGACTTTGAAAAAAGTGCTTACGATAATGTGTTTACTAGGGTCTTTAAAGAAGATGTTGAAAAAGATCAATTGATATGGCACAAAGATAAAAAAAGTCGAGTTGTCAAAGTGATTTATGGTACAGGATGGAAATTACAAATGGATAATGATTTGCCTTTTGAATTAGAAGTAGGGCAAAATTATCATATTAACAAGGAAGAGTTTCACCGATTACATAAAGGTAATAGTGATCTAAAACTAGAGATAAAAGAATATGACTAAAACTTTAAAAGAAATGAGATTAGACTTGCAAGAACAAGAAGCAAGTAAATCAGATTTACAATATATTAAAGCAAAAACAGCTTACAACAATCACTTTGAAGCAAGAAGATATATTGCTGATAAAATTTTAAGAGATAAAAAATTAGCAGACACTTACAAGTCTTTAGAAATGATACACGATACTTATGGATCAATGATCGGTAATGACGCTATACAGTTAAGACAAAGATTAGAAAAAATGTTGATGAGTGATTTAAAAAGAAAAGTTAAAAATTGGGACGCAGTTTATTCGGCGTTATAGGAGAGATATGAGTAGATATAGAGCAACAATGAGTGAACTTTTACAAAAAGTACACGAGCAAGATAAAGACCACGAAATATCAATGGCAAGAGGTGAACTAGAGGCGATTGCTGATAAGGCAACTCAACTTGCTTCAGCACTAAAAGGCAAATCAGATGAAGGCAATCCACTAGAAGCTTGGGTACAATCTAAAATTACAAAAGCAAAAGACTATATCAATTCAGTTTCAGACTATA